AATTCAAACTATTGCTTGGTTCAAGTAGTTGACGCCGCTCAAGAAGAGAACAAAAATGAAATTATCACTTGTTTCAAATGTCAACTTTCAAAGTGTATCTGTGTTAAAGCTGAAGTCAATGTACCTAAATCCTACAAGTCAGAATACGACCTTAAAAATTTCAGTATCGAGGAATTTGCTAATGGAAAAACTTTTTGCGTGAAAAATGGAGATGTTTACCAATCATATAAGGTTGTAAGTGGTGTTTTAAAAACTGCAAAGCTACACACAAAAGGATGTAGCTTAGAAGATGATTTCAAAATTTTGACACTTGCTGAGAACAAATACAGACAAGTTGTCGAATTCAAGACTTATCAAGGAATTGTCAGAAAACTCAACACCGCTAAAGAAATAACTCCACAATACATGAGGGATTTTTTAACCGCTAACCTTAACAACGAGACAGGTTTTGATGCTGATGCCTTAATACAAGTTGTTAAAGCTGCAATTAATGAATTAATAATTGCTGAGACCAGAATCCTTCAATTGTGCGAGAGCAATGAAGTCAATCTTCTTAATAAATTGAAGAAAGGAGATTGTTTCACAGACGAAGACAAAAACAAAATTAAAACTTATACTGACTTGGTTATCGGTGGAACTGCTAATATCAGTGTTAATGGAATTGCTGATGTTACTAAATCTGTAAAGGACACAGTGGTTGAAGATCTTGAAAAACAATTCAAATTAAATATGGTTAAATTGACTGAACAATTGACCGATTCTCAATTACTAGTTGCCGCTGTGAAAATGGGTACACCTGAAGGAATTGCCAAAGCTGTCAAAGGAATAGTGTCTGGATTTCTAAAAACTCAAATCTCCAAATTAACAATGAATAACTTCTCTGAATTTTATGACATGATGCACCATCAGTTTGAAGCATTAAAAACAGTTAGCTCAGAAATTTCAGGACCAGTCTTTGAGAAAATGACTAGAATTTTCGATTACGTCTCAAACAAAGCTGGCTATAGTTTTGAAACTGTTAAAGATTTTGTCACTAGCAATTATCATGACTTAATGACCTATTGTTTCACTCATTTCATTTCTGTAGGTAAATTAAGTGATGCTGTCAATGCCTTAAGCTTCAAATTTGATTTAGACGACTGCCTCAAAACCCTCAAGAAAGAGGGTCTTGCTGATTGTTAGGGAGAGATGGTCAAAATCCACGCATCCATAGAGACATTTTTCAAAAGATACATTGGAACATACCCAACATACAAATCATGTTGTGGTAATGAATCAACTTACAAATCAACAGTTGGTGAACTGGCACCAGGATGCAAGTGGAATATAAGTATTCCAGCTAATGTAACAAAAGATGACTATCTCAAACATCAATGTGATTCAAGAGAAGACACAGGACTATTACAATTGGTTGACACAATACTACCAAACCCTGTAATATGCTTCCATCAGTGTAAATTAAATCTATATAATGCGATCAAAAGACAAGCATTATATGTTCAGAAACCTGAGGAAGACTTCGTCGCAGTCTTTAATGATTGGTCTTACAAAATATGGGATACAGAAATTAGACCAATACTTGAAGATTTCAAATATTCGTATGCCAGATGGTATAACAATTTAACCAGACCACAACAACTGGAAATTGAACCATGGCATAAAGGCGAAGAAGTACCAACCGGAAATAATTTCAATATGTTTTGTAAACTGGAAAAACAAGAAGTAACAATAAATGAAAAAGGTGGTTGGGACTGGCCCAAAAACAGATGTATTTCAGCACCAGAAGCTTACATTAAATATGTAACGGGACCAGTTATTTCAGCATTACAAGAACTGTATGCTAAAAATAATATTAAGGGGTATTGTGTAGATAAAAATTGGGATGACTTAGGATCTTTCTACAATAAATGTATGAAAAAGGGATTGTA